GGGGCAAGTGGGAAGTGGGCAAGTCGGCAGCGTAGCGCAGCACTACAACCACGCTGCCGACCCCAAAAAGTAACCCCCCGCACAAGGGCGAGGGGCCGGACTGATTTGCTGATCGGTGTCCGCTGATCTTTTACCCTGACGCTTCGGCAAGCGCAACGGAGAACAGCGTACACCAGTAGTCCGGCTTTGTTTCCTCATAGACCCTAGCCCCGCCGTGAAAGGCAAGCGTCCCGACCTCCCGATAGTTGGTGCTATGCCACCATGTCTCGCGGCACTCTCCGCGATAGTTGGAAAGCCGCTTCCAATGGGCGCAGGAGACGCAAGTGGGTTTTTCCGCTTCAGTCATTCGGACTTTCCAATGGGGCCACTGCCCAGATGTTCGGAATGAAGACGCCTGAAACATTCGTCAGGCCCAGATCGCTTTCATTGTAGCCCACCTCATACAAAAAGTAGGACGCGGTCGCTTCGTCTTGAAACGCCACCAGATAGACATCTCGCTCAAGCGGCTGCCCGAGGTATTCCTGCCACTCCAGAACGGGCAGCGAGTGAGGGTTAGCTAAGCTAACTATTTTCGTTTCAGGCACTGTCAACACCTCCCACGTATCTCCCACGCCGTGAGCCGTGTTCACGGAACGTCCCGGCATTTTCCGCACATTTCGCGGCGCGTGCTTTCCGCTTAGACCTTTGAATTGTTGATGTTTCATGCCAGTCTGCCGAGCCGAGCGCAATCTTACCAAGGATGCGCTCTACCACTGAGCTACGGCGGCGGAAAGCCCGGTTTGCGGGGCTTTGGCGGGGGTTTGGCTCCCCGCCCGTATATCTCCCTCCCAGAATACTCCCAGCCTTTGCCCAGGACGGCGCGGGCCAGATCGGGCGATGCGGCGTGGGTATAGCGCCCCAGAAGCCCGAGTGAGCGCCAACCGCCAGACGACGCGACGAATGTCAAGTCTCGGGTGCAGGCATAGGCCCACGTCGCCCAGGTGTGGCGGAACAGGTGGCAATGCGCCGGGGCCAGTTCCGGGTGTTTCGCCCGATGGCGCCGGAGCATGAGGTTGATCGCGTCATAGCCGTGCCAAGCCTCGCCGCGGCTGTTCAGGAACACCGGGCCGGTCCCACGTTCGGGCAGGGCCTCCCTCACGCGCCGGGGGAGGTCCACGCCTCGGGGATAGTCGCCCTTCGTCCTCCAGAACACCACGCGCTCGGCCTCGGGGCTCACGTCCTCCCATTGCAGGGTCAGGGCCTCGGTGATCCGGCAACCCGTTCCGGCGAGGAAGGTCACGAGGCGGGACAGGTGCGGGGGAAGGTGGTCAAGCCAGGCCTCCACCTGATCGGGGGTGAGGTAGTCCGTCCGGGTGGTGCGGACCTTGGGCTTGCGGATCGCCGGCCGATTGCAGAGCCCCTGCTGCGCGGCGAAGTTCAGCACGGCGAGGGCGGGGGTATAGACTTGGCGGATCAGGGTCGAGGCGGCAACGGCTCGGGTCGAGGCGTAGTCGTCGAGGGTGGTCTGATTGATCTCGGCCAGGCGGGTGGATCCGAAGGCATGAAGCAGGGCGGGAAGGTGGTCGCGCTCGCCACCTGCCTTCATGTAGCCGATGGCCGCCTCTGCGAATGTCGCGACGGAGGCGTCACCATAGATGGCCCGGCGGAATAGGTCGGCTTCGAGGTTGGCGCGGATGGCCTCTGCCTCGGCTCGGACGCGAGTTTGAGCGCTTCGATCAACGCGCCGTCCCTGGACGACCCCGCGTATGTGGTAGATCCCGGTCGGGCGGCGGTAGAGCTGGAGCGGCACGGTGAGGCGAGGGCGTTCTGCAGGGCGAGGAAATGGGCCTCAGTCAGACGCCTGCGCCGCCCCAGACGCAAGCACAATCCGTGCCGGTCGATCACAGGCCGAAGGGCGCGGAGGGAATAGCCCAGCCGGTCAGCCGCTTCGGCATCGGTGATGGTGCGGACGGCGAAGGCTGTCATCCGAACTCCGGCGTCTCGGGCAGATAGCCAGCTTTCACGGCGTTGTATCGGGCGACCTTGTAGTTACCGTAATAGGTGGACCACGTTGCCTCGTATCCCCAACGCTCAACATCCATCATTGCGTCGTGGGCGTCGTAGTAGGCTCGCAGTTCGGGTGGATAGGTCATGACCACGCTCCAATCATCAAAGTTATCAGGAAGCCGAGGCCCCACGCGCCTAGGAAAACCGCCAGCCACAGCGGGCAGTAGATGTCGCGCTCAGGTCGGCGGTAGGCCTCGGAACGGAGAACGTCGATGATATGGTAGAACAGCCAGTCCTTGCTCACTGGTCAGCCTCCTCAAGGTAGTTCGCCATATCCCGAACGGTGGCGGTCAGTTGCACAATCATGAATTGTTGAGCGACAACGACGACAGCCAACACACCCACGGTGAGCGATAAAAACACAACGGACGGAAGCAGTTCAGCGCCACTCACTGGTCAGCCTCCTTTGCGGCGTCCGATAAACCCAACGGCAGGGCGCTCCGTGCCGGTTTGATAAGACGATCTCGGTTCACTGGTCAGCCTCCTTGAACAGATTGCGGGCTTCGGCCCTCCATGCCACGACAAGACGGTCATGTTTATCGTCTGTTCGGTCGCTATAGAAAGCGTCGTGGGTTCCCTGTAGGTAAGCTGCGGCAACAGCAGTAAGGCCCCCGCGAATAGCCTCCTCCAGCGCCTTGATCCGCTCGGCGGATGCGGCCTGACCGGCGCGGTAGCCCTCAACCTCCTCACCGAGAAGGCCGTCCAGCTTGCCGCTCCGATAGCTATGGCCAGCCTTGCCGCCGCCTTCGTCCTGCCATTTCGCAGCACGCTCCCTCGCCCACAGCAGGGCCTCGTCTGGCTCGGTCATCGTGCAGTCTCCTTTGCGGTTTCCCGACCACCGACCCCGGCCAGGCTGTCAGCACCGCTCGGGCGAAAGGTGCGGGCTTCTTCCAAGGTCAACTCCGCCAGCACAAACCCGGCCTCGATGTCCTGGATGATGCTTGCCACGCGGTCGGTGTCGTCCAGTTCCCCGGCGAGGATGGGTCGGGTCAGGAGGTTGGCCTGAGCGGGCGACAGGCGCTGGATGGCGCGTTCGCGGGCTAGGCGTTGGATGATGTCGCTGGTCATGCGGCCCTCTGGTTCAAGTGGAGGTTTTCAACGGCGGCGATACGGCGACCGATCCAGGCCATGACCGGCACGGCCATGCTGTTTCCCAGGGCCTTGTATCGCGGGCCATCTGAGGCGGGCTTGCCGCGATAGGGGATAGCGGTCCAGCCGTCCGGGAAGCCCTGGAGACGCTCGCACTCGGTCGGGGTCAGGCGGCGGACTTGGAGGGCGTGAGCCAGATAGTTTTGCTGCTTCATGCCCGCCTGGGCTGGCAGTGCGCCAGCTATTGCGCCGTCCCCATTCATTAACCGCACCTCGTTCCGCACGTTTTGCTGGAAGGCTACGGCCTGCGGGACTGTCCGGGCCTCCAGCGTGTAGGCGGCGCCATCCGCCCTGAACCCCGCCCCATCTGGGCCAGCGTTCGGGTTTTCGCAGATGGCGCGTTCTTGAATGGCGATAGGCTGGACGACATAGTCCCCGCCCTGATTGCCCCCGACCGGGGAAGTCATCACGGGCTGGGCGATATCCGTCTCGCGGGCCTTGTAGTCCTTGCCGCTGTTCATCGGCATGATGGAGTAGGCGACGGGCTGGACAGCCACGACCTCAGACTGGAAGCCCGTCGTCTGGTTAGCCCCGACCCCCAGCGTGTCCGCAATCTCGACGGACATCTGGCGCTGGGACTCGACGATCATCGTCTGGCCCTCGTCCATTGTGGTGTTGACGCCCTTGTGCATCCGCGCGGTCAGCGGATTGGCAATCGCCGGGACCGCCACTAAGGGGTCCTGACCTCGGGTCTCTCCGGTTCGCTCAACGCCCCAGCCACTTGCGACAAGGCTTGGAGCAACATCGGCGGAAGTGCCTTTCCCCGCCGTTCGGCTCGGCGGAGGATCCCCGCGCAGGCTGTGGCGCTCAAAAAGTACCGCCGCTGCAGGGCGCCAGTCTCCAAGGTATCCGACAACGAACACACGGCGGCGTCGCTGGGCCACTCCAAAGAACTGAGCGTCAAGCACTCGATAGGCGAACCCATACCCGAGCTGGACCATGCCCCCGAGAATGGAACCAAAGTCCCGTCCTCCGTTGGATGACAGGACGCCGGGGACGTTCTCCCAAACCAGCCACTTGGGCCGCAGTCGGTCAGCCAGCCTAAGATATTCGAGGGCCAGGTTACCGCGGTCGTCACCCAATCCGCCTCGGAGGCCTGCGATGCTGAACGATTGGCAGGGGGTTCCTCCGACCAGAAGGTCAATTGGCCGGTAGTCTCCGGCCTCAATCGTCGTGAAGTCGCCATGCAAGGGCACCTCTGGGAAGCGGTGCGCCAGGACGGCGCGGGGGAAGGCGTCAATCTCGGAGAAGAACGAGGGCGACCAGCCGAGGGGGTGCCAGGCGGCAGACGCGGCCTCGATGCCGCTGCAGACCGAACCGTAGATCATGCGGCCCTCCGGGCTTTGGTGATCTCGGCCTTCATGGCGGCGAGCTGGGCTCGCATCCGGTCGGCGGCGCGTTCTGCAGAAGCCAGGGCCTCGGGCGTTGCCCAATTTCCGCAGGCCCGGCGGATCAGCGCGGCCTCTGAGGCGAGGGTGTCGGATAGAGCGCGGGCGGATGGAGTGATGGTGAGGTAGATCATGCGTCAAGCCTCCTGACTGTGCCGTCAAAGCGGCGGGATGATGTGAAGCCGCGGCTCTTGAGGCGGGACGGCTTCGGCCCCTCGACCTCGCGGCGGATGATGCGTTCGGTCTTGGCGATGGTGCGAACGTCGCCCCGCGTCTTCGCCTTGTGGCAGTCCACGCAGATCGGAACCCAGTTCCCCGGCTCGTGCCGGCCGCTGAGAGCCAAGGGGATGACGTGGTCGATGTGCCACGCCCCTGTCAGGGCCGTTTCGCAGGCGCTACAGGCCCCGCCGAAGTCCTCGGCCACCTTCCTGCGCTGCGAGGGCGTGAAGCCCTTGCGCGGCGTTTTCTCGGGCCGGATTTGGCCGATGGCTTCCCGCAAGCGGGCGAGGGTGGCGCGTTTGTCGGCGGGGCTCATGCGACCCTCCGGCAGTAAGTCACGCGAGGCGTCGGTTCCTCGCTGTAGGCCGGGATGCCCGCGTCGAGGTCGGCCAGGGCGTCGAGGCCCTTGGCGGTGATCCGGGTGATGCAATCCCGTTCGGCGGTGAGGCCGTGGTCCTTCAGCGCCAAGATCAGGAAATGCGCCGTCCGCTGGTCGCGGGGGTCGTCACTGCGGGCGATCAGATCCACGAGGTCCGCGTGGGCCTGAGGGCCGGAGACGAGGGCGTCGAGGGTTCTGTGGCCACGCCCGCCAACACGGAAGGTCATGCCGCCTCCTGCTCTTGTGCCGGCGCTGCAAACGTCACGCCCTGCCTCGCGGCAAAGGCGTCGATGAGGTCCATCAGGTCGGCCATCTCACCGACTGACAGGCTGGACGAGGAGCGGCCAAGGGCCACGAAGCCGGTGCCGTCGAGGTTCGGGACGATCCGCATTTCCTGCTTCAACGCGGCCATGAAGATCAGCTTCCAATCGTCGGCCGTCAGCTTCTGTCCGTGCCACTTCACCTGCCGGGCAACGTCGGTAAGCATGGCCCACATGCGGGCGTTCTGGTCCGTGGTGCGCTTGGCCTCCTGGAAGGTCACTCGGGTTCCCCAGGGGGCTTGACGCGCCCATGAGATCACGCGCTCGCGGTCTGTGGCGCGGGTGATGATCACCAGGGCTCGGCTCATGCCGCCCTCCCGACCGCACTGGCGAAGGCCGCGTCCATGTCGTCCTCGGCCTGGCCCTTGCCGAACAGTTCATCCCGGCGCAGGTGCAGCCGGTCGCGGATCGGGTCGAGCCATGAGAGGGGGAGGTCTGAGGTATAGGCGTCAAAGTTGGCCAGCCAGTCGGCCATGCCCTCTTTCGTGAGCCGGTCCACCTCGTTCATGACGCGCTCGTGGTCGCCGTCGCGCTTGGCCTGTGCCGAGTTCTTGCGGCCATTGATCGGGGCCGGGGCGGGGGCCGGGGCCTCGCGCTTGGGCGCCGCGGCTGCGGCTGCGTTGCCGTCGTCGTCCTCGGGCGCCACACCGACGAAAGCCGCAAGGGCATATCGCCGGGCGTAGGTGGTCGCGGACCCGTAGGCCTGGGCGTCGACCTTGGCGAGGGGGATGGTGAGGGTGCCGCGCATCCACTCGCCGGAAGCGTGGGCGAGCATGGTCGTCATCTCCATGCGGCCGTCAGCGCAGGGGCCGGGGGACTGGACAATGGCGAGGCCGTTCTTGGTGAGGGCTTCCCGGCAGGCATCCCAGACGGCGGCGAGGTCGGCATACTTGGACCGGAAGGCGGGGTTCGCCTTGCCCTTAACGGCACCCTCGACCTCGCCCTGGGCGGCTGACAGGGCCTTGGCGAGGGCGGCGATCGTGGGGGATGTGTCAAACATTGGTGAGCATCCTGAGTTGGAAGGCGGCGCGGCGGGCGGCTTTCAGGGCGGCCCACGCGGCGTCGATGTCGGGGAAGGTGGCGATGACCTCCTCCGCTTCCGGGGACCAGAAGCGGAGGGCGTAGCCGTCGAGGTGAGGGGTGAGCCGAAGGTCCATCAGGCGGCGACCTGATCGTCGGCGAGGGCTTCTTCGAGGGTGCGGTAGGGAACCGCGTCCCAGAGCCGCTCTTTCGCCCGGCTGGCCGCATGGTGTTCAAACTCGCTGACGCCTTCGCACCAGACGCTTGAGAAGCCTTCGAGGCACTCGATACACAGCTGCTCGTCGCTGAAGTCGTGGTCGTCCAGCGTCTCGCCGTCGCACCACCAAGCGCCGCAGTTGTCGCAGCGGCAGGCGTGCATTTCGGTGAGGCTGTCGTGGAACTCGGCGGGGCCGGGCTCGCCAACCATGTACTCAAACACAGCGGCAAAATTGTCGGGGGTGATTTTCATCTGTCTTCTCCGTCGCGCTTTGGCGATGAGGGAACACTACAGACAGTAGCGTCACCCGACAAGCGGAAAATTACAGACTGTAGCGTTTTTTCTGACGCTGTAGGGTTGGGCGCATGAAAAACCCCGCCGGAGCGAGGTGTCGTTCTTGTTCACGTGTTCACGCCCCTTAGGGAGATGAACACGTGAACATCCCCGGCGGTCAGGTCCCGGTCTGGAGGGGCGGTTCGCCAGAGAAGGCGTCTAGGATCCCGTTGATAGCGCGGAGGGCGTCTTTGCGCTTAACGGCATCGACGCGGGACAGGCGTTCGGCAATGCCGCCGGCCATGACGTTCATCTCGGTGTCGGTGTCGGTGTCGGGGGCACCCTCGCCGGTCAGCATCCAGCGCCAGGACACGTTGAACTTGCGGGCCAGGTGCTGCATCTCGGAAAGCATGGGCGCCCGGCCGCCGTCCGCCTTGGCAATCTCCCAGGTCCGATAAGTGCCGGGTTTCACGCCTAGAGAGCGAGCTGCATCCGTGGGTCGGACGAAGTGCGTCCGATTCAGACGTGCCCACCTGATACGTTCATGCGGGTCGCGGAGGCTGGTCCAATCCTGCATGTCACCGACGGTAGCGAGTCTCGCGTCACAGGGTGTAAGAAATAGGTTGCGGGCAAACGCTACTGTCTGTAGTGTTTCGCCATGCCTACCCATCGCGACATCATCAAGAACAACGGCGGCGCCCGAGCGGTAGCCGAAGCGTTGCGCGTTCGGACGGAAACCGTCCGCATGTGGCAGTTCCGAGAGCGTATCCCTCGGACTGCCTGGCCTGAGCTGATCCAAGCCTTTCCGACCATCACGCTCGACGCGTTGCTGGCCGCTGAAAGCGTCGAGGCAGCCTGATGGATTACCGGACCACATCAACGGTCCGCGAGTTCCGCGCGGGGGTCCTTTCTCCCGGCGGTTGGTCGGGCGCCGCCGCAATGGCGGGGCAGCCCTATGGGTCAAGCCGGTCCCCTGCGCGGTGTGCTTCTGTAGCCGGTATGTCCCGCAAGCCTGACGGGGGGGAGGGGACCGCTTGGTCCTCTCTCCATCCCGCAGGCCCGCCAGAAGAAGCGGGTTCCAGCCCGCTCCAGGGCCTTTCGGGTCTCGGTGTCAGTCTCCACCCGGCTGTGTGTCCAACAGCGCCGGGCGGCTTCGTAAGCGTTCTGTTTCCAGTCCGTCACTCGTCACCTCCTGAGGTGCAACAATGACGGTGACACACATGGAAAACCTCGGGCGCGGTGGGGCAAGTTTCCCCATCTCCACCCGCCAGTCGCGTGATGCGCTGGCCAGCTACTGCACGAGCCGCTGGCCTGTAGGGCGCCGCAAGGCGGTCGAACGGGAATGGGGCCTGAGCGCCGACGAAGCGCGGGGCGTCATCGAGGCCACGGCCTCGGCGGCGACCATCGACAAGGTCTGGAAGGCCGGAGGCTGGGGCGTCGCCCTGCCGGTCCTGTCGTCCGTGATCGGGTGCAGCCTCGAAAGTCACATTCAACAGGAGCGGAGGAAGCAGCTTGAGGTTGCTAATCGAACCGGCGCGTTGGTGCGCCATCTTCGGGCTGTATCTGGCCCTCGTTCCGACCGTCGCCCTGCTGGCGGTGTCGAACCTTCAGGCCAAGGTGTTTCTCACCCTGAGTGAGGCCTTGGCCGATGCGCTGGACGCGGTCCGATGATCCGCGCCCTGCTCAACCGCCTGCGCCGCCAGCCCTCGGCCTTCGACGCCAAGCTAGCCGAGTTTGACCGCCGCATTGCGGAGGCGAGGGCCAAGCATCGGTCGATCCGCCACATCGAGGCCGAACGGCGGGAGTTCGTTCATGGGTGTCTGAGGGGGTCCCGGTGATCTCCCTGACCCTGCCTTACCCGCCCTCGGTCAACGCCACCCATCGCGCTGTGAATGGCCGGGTCATCCTGTCCAAGCGGTATCGCGAATGGATCTTGGAAGCCGGGCAGGCCGTTGCCGAGCAACTGCAGCACCAGGCCCCGCTGAAGCATTACCGGCTCTTGATCGAGGCGACCCCGCCCGACCTCCGGCGCCGTGACCTCGGCAACCTCGAAAAGCCCACTTCGGACCTCCTGAAACGGGCCGGGGTGATCGAAGACGACCATATGGCCAGGGGGATTTTCCTCGTCTGGTCCAACACCCCGCCCGCGAAACCGGGCTCCCTTCAACTGAGGATTTACGCAGCATGACCTGGACGGACGACGAAGTTTTCACCCTGGTGGCGATGCGCTGGCATGGCCGGACAAACCGGGAAATCGGGCAGGCCCTCGGCAAGTCGCCGGCAGCGGTCTCGGACCGCTTTAATCGCCTCCGCCGCGAGGCGCAGCAAGCGCAGTCGCAGCCGCGAGCGATGAAGGCGGCCTCGGTGGAGACGGAGCGCGATCTGCGGGTTTTGCGTCAACGCCAGATGGAAGACTGCGAGCGCCATGCCGCCGCCGTGATGGATCAGGGCGGGTTCTGTGCGTTCTCGGATAGCGGCGACAAGCGGAGCCCGTTCGGCATCGCTCGCCCGCTGGTGTGGCCCGGTCGGAGGCTGGCGGCATGAACGGCCTTGCCTGGACTGCCGAGCGCGACGCGGAGCTGATCCGGCTTCGGAAAGAGGGTGCGCCTTATTCTGAGATCGGCCGCACCCTTGGCGTTGGGCGCAATGCCGCCATCGGCCGGGCGCACCGGCTCCAGCGGGCCGGGGTGGAGTTCCCGGTCACGCCGGCCAAGCCCCGCGCCGTCGCCCAGCCAAGGCCGAAGGCGGAACCGCGGATGCGCTCGCAGGCGCCGCGACCTGTCGCCACGCCTGCCGAGAATATCGGCGCGGGCGTCTGGCATCGTTCGGCGGATGCCGAGCGCAAGGCCTGGCGGGTGATCGACTGCGAGGTCTGGCAGCCCCTGGACGGTGTCGAGCCCGTCACGCTGGTGGACCGTGCGCCGTGTGCCTGTGCCTGGCCGGTGGCTGGGCAGGGGGCCGATACGCTGGCCTGTGGCGAGGCGGTGAAGACCGGCTCCAGCTACTGCCCGACGCACCACCGGCTGGCGTGGATCCCGCTGAAAACCCCGCAGCGCGTCTTCGACCGCCGGGTGGAGAAGGTGGCCGCCCGATGCTGACCTATCAGCCCGGCTGCATCCCCGGCTTTGGGATGCCCTACACAGGGCCGAAGCCCGGCCCGAAGGGAAGGGACCTCGTCCGCTCCATCGCCCGCGAGATGGCCGTCAAACACGGTCTGGAGCCTAGGGTTATACTCGGCAGGGATCGGGATAACACAACGGTTATGGCGCGGCAGGAACTGGCCTGGCGTCTGTCGCGTATTGTCGGGGCGGATGGCCGTCGCCGGTTCTCGCTTCCCCAGATCGGGCGCTACCTCGACCGGGACCACAGCACCATCCTTCACGCCATCCGCGCCCACGAGAAGCGCATGGGAGGGCAGGGGTGAGCGTTCAGGCTATGACCCGCGCGCTCGCGCTTAGGGGCGTCACAGCCTCCGAAAAGCTGGTTGCCATCGTCCTGGCCAACTACGCGAACGAGCGCGGCGAGGCTTGGCCGTCTCAGCGCACCGTCGCGGAGGAAAGCTGCCTGACCCCGAGGACGGTTCGCGCCGCCCTGATGACCCTCGAGAGCAAGGGCATCATCTCCCGCAAGGTCCGCACCCGCGACGACGGGTCCCGATCCAGCGACCTCATCTGCTTCGAATGGGCCGAGGAAGCCCCTGTCACAGGGGGGGAAACCGTTTCCGGGGGTGGGGAAACCGTTTCCGGGGGGGTGGGGAAATCCTTTCCGGGGGGTGGGGAAATGGTTTCCGGGCTTACTTCGTATGAACCTACCACTGAACCTACCAGAGGAAAGAAACCCCCCTTGGTCCCCCCAGGGGGCTCCCGTCTGCATGAGGACTGGGAACCTGACGGACACGACATCGCCAGAGCGCAGGAAGCCGGATTAACCGAACAGGAGATCGAACGTGCAGCGATTGAGTTTCGAAACTACTGGCTCGCTAAGGCCGGTTCTGCGGCCCGAAAGCTCGACTGGTCCCGGACCTGGCACAACTGGGTCCTCCGTGACCGTGATGGCCGACGAGGAGGTGGCTCGGGGGTGGCTTCTCGCCCAGCCCGACCCGGCGGCGGCGGACAAGGCCCTGCTGACTTCGCTAGCCTCGTCGCTCGGCGTCGAGGTTACGGTTGAGACCGAACTGCGCTTCCCGGTCGGCGGCGGCTTCCGGGCGCTGGCGGTCGGAGCCCGCGTCCTGCCGGGGAGCAATGCCGAGAACCTCCCGCTGGCTGCAGCCCGCATGAGGGGCGCTCTGACCGGCCCGACAAAGGACCAGGCCGAGGACTGGCTGGTGATGCTCCAAGCCGCGACGGCAGGGGGGCGGAAGTCGGAAGCGGGAACGGCGGTTGCTCTGGAGCTTTACGCCGGGTGCCTGATGCGCTTCCCGGCCGACGTGGCGAAAGCCGCCTGCATGAAGCTGGCCCTGACGGCGACATGGTTCCCGACGCTGGCCGAGATGAATGCCACCTGTGAAGCCCTGGCCTCCTCGCGCCGGCTGCTGGCTCACGCCCTGGAGCAAGCCGCATGAGCCGACGCCGCAAGCCCCACGACCCCGCAGCCGCCGAGCGGGAACGCGCCAACACCCGAGCGGAGGTGGAACGCCTCGCCAGCATGGGTGCCGAGGTCAACCTTGGACCGGACGGCAAGATCCTTTCGGCCTGGCGCTCCAACGTCTTCACCGTCCTGCTGCGGTCGGGCTCGATCACGCCAAACCACCACGCCGCTGCAATGCGCCTAGCCGAGACCTGGGCCATCTGGCGCGGCTTGTCAGGGGCAACGGGACGGACGGAGTTCGTCGACGGCGGGTCTGGATCCGCCGAGCTGGTGACAGACCGGATGCTGGTTGCCGGCAGACAGGTGGAGCAGACCCTCGCCGGTGTCGGCCCGATGGATGAGGCGCTGCTGATTGCGTTCATGGTGGCCACGGTCGAGGAAGACCGCCCTATGGCATGGCGGGGCATCGTGGAGCGGGTTTCTGGCGTCACGGGCAGGGATGCACAACCGGCCATCGTGCGGGCTGCGCTGGAGAACCTGAGACGGGTTTATGAGGCCCCTAAGCGGGCGAGGGAGGCAGCATGAGCGACCCAGTGAACCACCCGTCCCACTACACAGACGGCGGGATTGAGACTATCGACTATTTAGAGGCCAAGCTAGGGCCTGACGGTTTCCGTGCCTTCTGCCTTGGCAACGCGCTGAAATACGTTTCCCGCGCCGGGAAGAAGGGCGACCTGAAGCAGGACCTGTCTAAGGCCATCTGGTATCTGAGGAGGATCGGCGGTGAGTGAGTGGATCGAACACAACGGCGGACCCCAGCCGGTCGCGGATGACGTGTGGGTCGCGGTGTTGGTGACGAAAGGCCTTCATTTCGACGTCTCTGTCCCTACTGACGGCATCGCGCCGTTCATGGATTGGCCTAACGTCTCCGACTTCCGCATCCTCAATCAACACCTGATCGACGCCGCCCGACTAGATGGCATCCGGCTAGGGCTGGAGGCTGCGGCAAGGGCCGTAGACTTTAACTACGAAAACTCCGAGTTTCACACGAGGGGGGACGATATCCGCGCCCTAGAAGCGGACATCCAAGCGAACATTGCGCGTGAGGCCAAACCGCCCGCTTGACAAATCACCTGACGCGAAGCAGTCTCAAAACCTAGGCGCGCGAATTGCGCCGACACATCAACCCCGCAGGCTTCGGCCTTCGGGCGCAGGGCCGGGGGAAACCTCAGCCCTTGCTTTTTGCCGGTGAGCCTGTAGGCTCTGCCTGTAAACCACGGATCGACCTCTGCGCCTGCCAGCAAGCCCCCGTGGTCAGTGAGATACCCGCCGTCAGCGTGCTGTCGGCACAAGGGCCGGGGGAAACCTCGGCCTTTGCCATTTCAGCTCCCCCGCGCGGGAAGCCGGTCGGCGACTGGTGCAACGGCCGGAGAGGGTCGGGTGCGCGAAAGGCCCGGCCCTCTACTGCGGCACACCACCCGGCGGCAGGCTACCGGCAAGCAGCATCTCAACGGCTAGGGAAACCGGGCCGCTGATCTTGGTCTTGCCGCGCTCGTAATCGCGGATGGACTCTCCAGGGTCTCGGCCACCAAGGCGCAGGACCCGGCCCATCTCAGAGGCCTTTAGCGGGCGCCCTAGGCCCCACATAAGGCCGAGGGTCGCGCGGGCGTTGTAGAGGTCGGCGGGGGTCATGCGGAAGTGCCCGTCATGTGCTCACGCAATGCAATGCACGCATCGTGCAAGGCCTCCTTAGTACCGAAGACGCCGATCAGCTCATGAACGGTGCGGGCGTTGTATCGCGGCATTCCCTTAACAATCTCGCAGTGCGAGATCACCAGCCGGTAACCGCCCGCCGCCAGCACGTCATAGCGGAGGCCTGTGGCGTCCTTCAGCTGGCCGACAGGATTGTCCCAGTGCTCACGTGGGACCCGGGCGCGGAACTTTTCACTAAAAGCCCGCTCTGTTTCGGTGATCACTGGCGAAAGCATCATGCGCGCCCCAGATGATACAGGGCAAGGGCCTCCGCCAAGGTCGCGACGAAGGGCGTGTCCTCATCATGGAAGCCCCAGAACTCCTCATCGTCGTCAGTGTCGAGGTCCATCCAGCACAGGGCAAACCCGTCGCGGGTGGTCTGGATCACAAACCCGCCACACGCGCAGGGCGTTCCCTCGCTGGGGACGGCGACCACGGTCGCCAAAAAGCCGTTGGCATATTCGATTTCCTGTCCGACGCGATACATCGCGGGGGCTCCTCCGGTCTAAGGCCCGCCGGATGGGCTGGGGCGTCGCCCCGGGGTTGATGACTACATAATACGGATATTATCCGGGACGTCAACACATAAATCGGATTATCTCCGTAAAAGTGTCGAGCCCGCTACGGACAATCACCCTTCGGCCCCGACATCGCCACAACACACGATCAACCCTGACCCGTAAGCGATAGTCGCGGGCCGATCCCATCCGCATCGACGCCAGGAAGCCGCAAGGTCTGGTGAGTGAGGCGCCATGACCGACGAAACCCGCAAAGTAGGCCCGTCTGCGGGAAACCGTGGCAAGGGTCGCGTGAAGGGCGTCCCGAACAAGGCGACCAAGGCGCTGAAGGACATGATCCTGGGTGCGCTGGATGATGCAGGCGGACAGGACTACCTTCGCCGGCAGTCCATCGAGAACCCCACGGCGTTCATGACGCTGATCGGGAAGGTTCTGCCGACCACCATCAACGCCGATGTGAACGGCGAGATGAAGACCACGGTCATCAACGTGAACACCGGCGTTCCGCGTGGAGATTAGCCTTGGCTACAAGCCTCGGGCGCCGTTCGTGGACTACCACAAGCGCAAGGCCCGGTTTGCGGCCATCGTCGCGCACCGTAGGGCGGGAAAGACCGTCGCGGCTATCATGGACCAGGTTGATGGCGCCTTGGCGTTCAAGGCCCAGTCCAATGGCCGCTTCGCCTACGTCGCGCCGTTCTACGCGCAGGCCAAGGACGTCGCCTGGACCTATCTGAAGTCCTACGCCTTGAAGGTGCCGGGGACGGTGCCGAACGAGGCCGAACTTCGGGTGGACTTTCCGAACGGCAACCGGGTCCGGCTTTACGGCGCGGACAACTACGACCGGATGCGCGGGATCTACCTTGACGATGTGGTCATGGACGAGGTCGGGGACATGGACCCCCGCGCCTGGTCTGAGGTCATCCGCCCCGCGCTGGCCGACCGGCAGGGAAGGGCGACCTTCATCGGCACGCCGAAGGGCCGTAACGGCTTCTTTGACATGGTTGAGCGGGCAAAGGACAACCCGGACTGGTATCTGTCCATCCTGCGGGCCAGTGAGACCCGCCTGATCCCTGACGGTGAGCTGGCGGCGCTGCGGTCGGAAATGTCGGAGGACGAGTTCCTCCGGGAGTTTGAATGCTCGTTCGACGCGGCGGTTGAGGGCGCCTATTACGCCCGCCTGCTGAGCGATGCCGAGACGGCGACGCCGAAGCGGATTTGCAACGTCCCGCATGACCCGGCCCTTGAGGTTCATGCGGCCTGGGACCTCGGGATCGGGGATAGCACGGCCATCTGGCTGGCCCAGTTCGCCGGGCGCGAGATCAGGCTGATCGACTACATTGAGAACAACGGGGTTGCCCTCGACTGGTATGCGCGGGCGCTGCGTGAACGGCCCTACCTCTACGCCCCGCTGATCCTGCCGCACGACGCCCAGGCCCGCGAACTGGGAACCGGCAAGAGCCGCGTCGAGATGCTGGAAGGCATGGGCTTCCGCACGCGGGTGACGGCGCGGATCGGCGTTGAAGACGGAATTGAAACGGTGCGGCGGATGCTGCCGCGAACGTGGATCGACCAGACCCGCTGCGAGATCGGCCTTCGGGCCATCCGTGAGTATCGCGAGAAGGTGGATCCGAAGCGCAAGGTCAGCTTTGGCCCGCTGCATGACTGGACCAGTCATGCGGCTGACGCCCTTCGCTACCTGATGATTGCCTATGAAGAACCGTCCGTCGCTCGCCGCGAGCGACAGTCGGTGAGCGTGCAGGGAGGCTGGATGTCATGAGCGACTACGACGCCAAGTCCGCCAAGCCCGACGACGTTGTCAAGGACGCCCTGGAGGCTTTCGACAAGAGCGCCGAACACGACGACCACAACCGCAAGGCCTTTGAGGACGACATCGACTTCGCCCTGCTGGAAAACCAGTGGCCGGAGAAAATCCGCCGGGATCGGGAGATCGACGGACGCCCCTGCCTGACCATCAACAAGCTGGTGAGCATGGGCCGGCAAGTGGTGAACGACGCCCGCCGCAACAAGCCGGGCATCAAGGTTCTGCCGGTGGACGACCAGGCCGACCCCGAGACGGCCGAGATCCTCAACGGCGTCATCCGCAACATCGAGCAGTCGTCCAACGCCGAGGTCGCCTACGACACGGCGCTAGAGCATGCGGTGTTCGGCGGCTTCGGCTATTTCCGCATCAACACGAAATATGCGTCCGACGACACCTTCCAACAGGACATCGTGATTGAGCGGGTTTCCAACCCTCTCAGCGTGTATCCAGATTGCTACGCCGACGGTGCGGACAGCGCGGACTGGAACTATTGCTTCGTCACCGACAACATGACGAAAAGCGCCTTTGAGAAGGCCTACCCCGGCGCAAAGCAGACCGATTGGAAGGGCGAGGCCTGGCAGGGCATGGCAAGCCCCTGGCTGGACGGCGACTTCGTCCAGATTGCCGAGTACTGGACCCGCGAGAAGAGCAAGCGGACCATCCTCCTCCTGTCCGACGGCACGGTTATCGAAGCCGACGACTACCAGAAGAACCGCGAGACGTTCGACGCCCTCGGCTTGGAGGTCAAGGGACAGCGCGACGTGGACAGCCACAAGGTCCGTCAGCGTATCATGAGCGGGGCGGAGGTGCTGGAGACTGTCGAGTGGGCGGGGAAGTATATCCCCATCGTTCCGGTCTACGGCGCTGAGGTCAACTTCAAGGGCAAGCGTCACTTCCGCAGCCTGATCCGTGGGGCCAAAGACGCCCAGAGGATGTTCAACTACTGGCGGACCACCTCGACCGAACTGGTGGCGCTGGCTCCAAAGGCCCCGTTCATCGGTCGCAAGGGTGCGTTTGAGACCGACTTCCAGAAGTGGGCGACGGCCAACACGCAGGCCCACGCCTTCCTCGAATACGACGGCCCGGAAGCCCCGCAGCGGCAACCGTTCTCGGGTGTGCCTTCAGGCGCCCTGCAAGAGGCGCTGAACGCCTCCGACGACATCAAGACCGTCATGGGCATCTATGACGCCAGCCTCGGTGCGCGGTCGAACGAGACCTCTGGCAAGGCCATCATCGCCCGGCAGATGGAAGGCGATAACGCGACCTTCCACTTTGTGGACAACCTCAGCCGCGCCATCCGTCACGCGGGCCGGATCATGATCGACCTGATCCCCCAGGTCTATTCGGTTCCGCAAGTGGTGCGGATTGTTGGCCTGGACGGCGAGCCCGACATGAAGTCGGTGAACCAGCCGGTGCGGGAACAGCAAGAGAACCCGCAGACCGGCGAGATCGAGGAAGTCACCAAGATCTACGACCTCACCGTGGGCCGGTATGACCTCACTGTGTCGGCTGGCCCGTCCTACGCCTCGCTGCGTCAGGAAGCGGCATCGCAGATGATCGAGCTGATCCGGGCTTATCCGGATGCGGCTCCGGTCATTGGTGACCTGCTCGTCAAGAACCTGGACTGGCCGGGTGCCGACGAGATTGCCGAGCGGCTGGCAAAGGCGATGGGCCAGGCGTCTGAGGGCGAGGGACAGGCTGGGCCTGATCCGCGGGCCATGCAGGCGGTGCAGCAGTACCAGGGCGCCCTGCAACAGATGCAACAGAAATACCAGGCGCTCGAGGCTGACAAGAGCCTGGAAGCCCGGAAACTCGATATCGCGGCGTTTGAGGCTGAGACCAAGAGGATCAGCGCGACGACCCGCGAAACCAGACTGCCCGCCGGCCTCTACACGGACGGCTGACAGACCCCCGGCCCGTCGTGAGACGCGCCTTCCCTTAGATGGAACCTACTCAAAATGGAAAACGACGCGACCAATCCGGTCGACGTTGAGGACGATGCTGTCCTCGACGCTCCGGAAGTCGAGGCGACGTCCTACAGCGGCGACACCTCAGAGGCGGAAACCGATGGAGCCCCGGAAGACGAGGGCCAACCGGAGGACGATACCGAGGAAGTGGATTGGGACGGTGCGAAATACCGGATCCCCAAGGCGCTGCGACCCGGTCTGCTCATGCAGGCCGATTACACCCGGAAGACGCAGGAACTCGCCGAGCAACGGCGGTCTGTGGAGCAGCACGTTCACGCGCTGAACCAACGGGCCGAGCTGGAGCAGGCAACCCTCGAACACCGGGTGAACCTGAGAACGGTGGAGCAGCAGCTTCAGCAGTTCTCTGGCACCGACTGGTCGAACTACTCGGCGCAGTACGGTGCGGACGCCACAGCCGCGGCTATGGCCTCCTGGCAGCAGTACAGGGACGCGAAAGCGGAACTGGAAGGCGCCATCGCGAAGACCGAGACCGAAGCCCGGCAGATCAGCGAGCGGACCTCCGCCAACGCGATTGCCCAGGCCGATCAGGCTCTGTCGCGTGAGATCGAGGGCTGGTCCCCTCAGCTCGTTCAGGACCTTGCGGGATACGCTGCCGAGACCTTCGGCATCACCCCGCAAGAGCTTCGGGACAGCGTCGTCAACCCGGACGGCACCCCAGACACCCGGACCTTCAAGGTCCTGGCACGTCTGCATAGAGCCGAGACGGAACTGGCGCAGCTCAAGGCCAGCCAGACCAAGGCGCAGAACGCCGAGAAGGTCGCAGCAGTCACCCCCGCCAAGGCCGTTGGCCAGCGGGCAGGCGGATACAAGCCCGGCCTCGATGACAGCCTGCCGATTGACGAGTGGATGCGCCGTCGCAACGCCGCCCGAGCCAAAGCCGCCGGGCGCTGACCCCCAACATCACGGCCCGTCGAGATGACGCGCCTTCCCAAGAAGGAAACTGATCGTGCCTAATACGATCCTTACCCCGACCATGGTCACGCGTGAAGCGCTGGCCGTTCTCCACCAGAAGCTGAACTTCGTCGGCAATGTGAACCGCACCTACGATGACAGTTTCGCCAAGGATGGCGCCAAGATTGGCTCCACGCTGAAGGTCCGCCTGCCGAACCAGTATGTCGTCCGGACCGGCGCCTCCCTCTCGACGCAGGACACTGCCGAACAGAGCGTGGACCTGACGGTCGCCACCCAAAAGGGTGTTGACCTGAACTTCACCTCGACGGACCTCACCCTGTCCTTGCAGGACTTCAGCGCCCGCATCCTGGAGCCGGCTATGGCCGTTCTCGCGGCTGCGATCGAGGCTGACGCCCTGTCGATGGTCACGGACGTCTATCAGTCGGTCTGGAACGGCGGCGCAGCGGCCACCTTCCAGCGGGTTCTTGCCGGTCGGAAGATCATGCAGGACGCCCTCGCCCCCATGAATGACCGCAACGCCCTGCTCAACACGCAGGACAATGTGGACCTCGTGGACGCGCTCAAGGGCCTGTTCAACGACCAGACCAGCCTGAGCAAGCAATACCGCGAAGGCTTCATGGGCCGGACCGCGGGCTTCGACTTCAGCGAAAATACGCTGATCCCGACCTTCACGCGTGGCGCGGGCAATACTGCCTACACCACCAACACCACCACCGGCACCCTCGCCACCGATGGCACGGCCTATTCCACCATCACCGTGGCTTCGGGCTCTGGCGCTCTGGTGAAGGGCGACGTGTTCACCATCGCCAACGTGTTCAAGGTGCATCCGGAAACGAAAGCCTCTACCGGCATCCTTCAGCAGTTCGTGGTGACGGCGGCCTATGCGGGCGGCGGCGGTTCGGTTTCGATCTCCCCCAGCATCGTGCTGGGTGGTGGTCGCCAGAACTGCATCATCCCCTCGACGTCCTCGACGGCGGCCATCAGCTTCCTCGGAACCGCCTCGACTGCCGTTGGCACCAGCTTGCTCTTCCAGAAGGACGCCTTCGCCTTCGCAACCGCCGACCTGGTCATGCCGAAGGGTGTGGACTTCGCGGCCCGCGAGGTTCTGGACGGGATCTCCATGCGGATCGTGCGTCAGTATGCGATCAGCTCGGACACCTTCCCGACCCGTCTTGATGTCCTCTACGGCTACAAGACGATCCGTCCGCAACTGGCGGTGCGCCTCCACAACAACTGATGAGCAAGGGGGAGGGGTGAAAGCCTCTCCCCTGAGCCTTCTCAACTGAAGGAGACGCCCGATGGGTGCAACGATGAATGAAGACCGGTTCGGGGTGGTCACTTTCACCTTCGACCCGGCAGCAGTGGCTGCGGCCACTTCCGCTGAACAGACTGTCACCGTCAACGGCCTGAAGACCGGCGATGTGGTGGTTCTCAGCAAGCCCACGGCGACGGCTGGCGTTGGCATTGTCAACGTCCGCGTGTCGGCGGCGAACACCCTGGCCGTGACTTTTGTCAACGCCACGGCCGCGTCTGTGGACCCGGCTTCCGAGACCTACACGCTGTTCTGGTTCCGACCGGAAAAGACGGTCTCCGGCGTGGTCAACCCGTAACCGGACGGCGGGGGCTTCGGCTCCCGCCGCTCTTTTCCTTTGGCCCGTCGAGATGACGCGCCCCATCCCATGACGGAGGCCGCTCGTGCCTGAAGCTTTTGCTGTCCTGCGTGACGGAACCCGCCAACTGGCCGTGAACAGCGGCTCGGGTCTCAACTTCACCATCCCCGCCGCCGACAACGAGCCGGAGCGCAATACCTACCGCTCGTTTTCGTTCGGCCTGAACCCGACCGGCGCGGTCAATGACCTTGTCGCCCTCGGCGGCTCCGCCACTAAACTGATCCGCCTCAAGGGCATCATCGTGTCCGGCACGGCGACGAGCGCCACTAACGTCCCGATCTACATCTGGAAGCGGACGGCGGTCTACGCCGGCGGCACGCCCACGGCCATTACCCGCGTGGCGGCGGACACGACTGACCCGGCCTCGACGGCAAGCCTCGTCCACTACGCCTCGGCAGGCGCTACGGCGGGCGCGGGCACCATGCTGGACGGTTGCCGTCTAAACCTGGCCCCGGCGGCCAACGGCTCAATCGACCGCTTCCTGTTCCAGTACACCTGGCAGAACGACAAGGCCCCGAACCTGCGCGGTGTGACAGAGTTCATCGGCGTGGGCATGAACGGCACCTCCATGCCGGCGGGCGGCGCCCTGGACGTCGCCCTGGTCTGGACGGAGGAATAACGGTGGCCCTCACGACCTTCTCCGAGCTTAAGGCGTCGGTCGCGGACTTCCTGAACCGTACCGACCTGACGACGACGATCCCGGACTTCATCGCCCTGGCCGAAGCGGACATTAACAGCCACTTCGACTTGCGGACGGTGGAGAGCGATCAGGCCCTAACCGCGGTGACAAACTCGCGGTTCATTGCCCTGCCGACGGGCTTCCGGGAGCCTCAGAACCTCTGGATCAACTGGCCCTATGGCCGTGGCGATCCCCTGCGGTTCATGGCCCCTGAGCTGCTGGTGACAAGCACCACGCCGGGCATCCCTTTGCTGTGGAGCATTGACGGGTCGAGCATTGCCTTTGAGCGCCCGGCGGGGAGCGCCTATTCGCTGACCCTGCGGATGATCGGCGGCGTGACCCTGTCGGACGCCAACCCCACCAACCTCGTCCTCACCAACTACCCCAACGTCTACCTCTACGGGGCCTTGAAAGAGGCGGCGCCCTATCTGCGGGACACTGAGGCGGCGGGCCTGTGGGAAGCGAAATACCAAGACGCCATCATGAAGGCCAAGGCGAAGGAGGGCCGTGAAAAGTCGCTGGTGACGCTTTCGACTGAGCCGGGGGCGCTGACCTTCCGGGGCAATCGTGGCGGCTTCAACATCAACCGGGGCTTCTGATGCCGGTTGCCGTCCGCCCGATCAGCCCCGACCTCGGCTTTCCGATTTCCGCCATCCTCCAGGACTTGTCGGACGCGGCAGCCGAGATCCAGACACCGACCCAGCCGGTGCAGCTTGCCACGGTCCTGTTCGCCTCCCTGCCGCCGGCCGATAGCTGGCGGGCCTGCATGATCCACGTGTCCGACCGGAACTCTATCGCCATCAGCACACCTGTCGCCGGGGTCTACACCTGGCTGCGGGCTGACGGGAGCGCGCTATAAATGGCTTCGTCCTATTCCACATCGTTCCGGCTGAATTATCAGGCCCCCGGCGACAACCTCAATACGTGGGGCACAACGCTCAACACGGGCGTTTTCCAGCTTCTGGAGGATGCCCTTGCCGGCGCGGTCACACAGGCCCTGTCGGGCTCCCTGAGCCTTACCAGCGTCAACGGCGCGACGGATCAGGCCCGGTGTCTGGCTCTGAACATTACCGGCGGAACCGGCGGCACCATCACGGCGCCCGGCGTGAAGAAGCTCTACTTCGTACGCAACGCGGCCTCGGGCTCGGTCATCGTGACGACCGGGTCTGGCGCCACAGCGACATTCGCCGCGGGTGACGTAGGCTTCTGCTACTCGCCGGACGGCATCAACTACTACCGGACGTCGACCACGACGGCTTTCGGCGGCGTGACGCTGACTGGCCTCGGGACACCCTCGGCGGCAACGGATGCGGCGACCAAGGGCTATGTGGACGGCGTGGCCTTCACCATGGCGGCCGGCTCGCTCCCCGGCCAAGGCGGCAACGCCGGCAAGGCGCTCATCACCAACGGCACGGTTGCCTCCTGGGGCATCCCGACCCTCAGCATTGGCGACCTTCCGCCGCTCGCGACCTCCAACCTCACCGACTACGCCACCGACCAGGCCGCGAAGACCGCGACGGCCACCAAACTCGCCATCGCCTTCGCGGCTGCGCTCTAGGAACCCTGAACCATGGCCATTGCCTCAAACTCCATCATCACTCCGCAGCGGCCTTTCACGGCTGTGGCGGTCGCCACGACGGCGAACTCGACCTATACGGACAGCCCGACTAACACGGTCTTGCTCGCCCGTCAGGACCTGCTTCCCGTCAACCCCTTCACCGTGGTGAACCTGTCGGCCACGGTCACGGTATCGCACCCCGACCACGGCCTGTTCACCGGGATGCAGATCACGGTGTCAGGGGCGGCGGCGGTCGGCGGCATCACGCCATCGGGCGCCTACAGCATCACCGTGCTGACGGCGGACACCTACACCATCACGCATGGCTCCAGCGCCACCTCAAGCGCCACTGGCGGCGGTTCGGCGGTTCTGGCGCAACTGGCCCGCACCTCGGCCAACGGGGCGCGGATCACGCGGCTCACGGCTCTGGCCCGCGCCACCAACACGGCGACGGAACTTCAGCTCTACGTCTCCAACGACGGCGGCACCACGAAGCGCCTCATCCGCTCCATCCTCATGGCGGCTTACACGGTGGCCCAGACCACAGGTCAAACGGCGGTTGACATGGGCTATTCGGACAGTGCGCCGCTGATCCTGGGGCCCTCTGACACCCTCTACGTCGGCATTGGCGTGACGAACACCGGCATCGTCTTCCGCGCGGAAGGCTTCGGCTACTGATGCCCACCAATCCCCTCGGGCCTACGGGCCTTCTCGCTCAATCCATGACCCTGCCGGCTGGCTCTCAGAGCATGGCCATGGGGGGCATGGGTGTGCGGGCGCAGGGGATGGACGGGCGGAAGAAGGGCGGGCCTGCACCCTCGTTTGATTACCTCATCATTGCCGGTGGCGGCGGTGGCGGCGCGGGCGCTTCTGGCGGTGGTGGGGCTGGCGGCGTCATCAGCGGAACCACTGTTCTTGCAATCGGTTCCTACGCCGTCACGGTCGGGACCGGCGGTCTCGGAGGCAACAAAGCCGGGCCACGCGGAAACGACGGGGCGGACGGAACCAACAGCGTCGTTGCAACGGTCGGCACAGCAATCGGCGGCGGTGGTGGTAGGAGCCGGGGGGCTGGCTATCCGGGCGGGTCTGGCGGCGGCGGTGGGGCATATTCACCCGGTGCCGGTGGCGCTCCGACTGCCGGTCAAGGCTTTGTCGGCGGCGCGAACAACGCGAACGATGCAGGCGGTGGCGGCGGTGCCGGTGGCGCCGGGGAGACTGGCAAGCCTGCTGGCGCAAGCGGTGGCCTCGGCATCAACTCCAACATCTCCGGAAGCCTCATCAACTACGCCGCTGGAGGCGGTGCGGGCGGCAACAACGACGGGCCGAACATCCTCAATCCGGGTCCGGCTGGCGGGAGTTCGGCGGGCGCTGGCGGAAATGGAAACGGCGCTGACGCTCCGGCCAACCGAGGTGGCGGTGGTGGCGGCGCGGGCGCTCAAACCGGGCCGGTTTACGACCAGGGCGGCAACGGCGGCTCTGGCGTGGTCATCTGGCGCTACCTCACCGGCACCTTCACTTGCACCGGCGGCACCATCACCACCTCCGGCCTCTTCACCATCCACACGTTCACCACTGGCGGCACGTTCACGAGGACCGCATGACCCTCTATCAACGCAAGACCCTCCCCGACGCTCTCATGGGCGACCCGGCCCCGCTTCCCGCCGCTCTGGTGGGCCTGTCGGACAACAGCCTTGCCGACCTGACCGCCGCTCTCGGCGTGGCGGCGGAGGAACTCGGCTTCGACGGGCAGGGGTTCTTCCCGTTCACCCCGGAACCGCCCCCGCCTCCCCCGGTGGATGAACTCAACAAGGTGGACTTCCTGCGGCTGTTCACCCAGGCCGAGCGCATTGCCATCCGGCAGGCTGCGGCGGCCTACCCCACCATTGCCGACTATCAGGACATGCTCGACGCGGCGACGATGGTTCGCCTGTCCGATCCTGACATGCAGCGCGGCGTGCCGATGCTGGAACTGGGCGGGCTGCTCGGCACGGGCCGGGCGGCGCAGATCCTTGCCGGGGTGAAGCCGTGACGGAGAAGGACTATCCGCAGCAGGAAACCTATGTCCGGGGGCGCCCGATCCTGACCTATTTCCGGCGGCTGTTCGTGGCGCTGGATCAGGTGCTGAACGTCATATTCGGCGGCGATGAGGATGAAACGATCAGTTCTCGCATTGCCAAAGACCGGCGCAGGGGCCGCAAGTTCGCGTGCGTCCTGTGCCAGGTTCTCGACTGGATCGACCCCGACCATTGCGAGAAGGCCATCGAGCGCGACGAGGGCAAGCGCCAAGGCCAATACGACCGCCCCTCCTATCCGCCCCGCTGCGACTGGAGCTGATCCATGCCCCGCGTCGTCTTTGAGCTTCCCCCCGGGCTGAACAACGACGACACGACCTTTGCCGCCTCGGGCCGGTATGCCGATGGCTCCAACGTGCGGTTCTGGCGGGGCCGGGCGGAAGTGGTGGGCGGCTGGGAAGCCATTACGACCACGGCGCTGACCGGCATCGTCCGCAAGCTGTTCGGCTGGACGGATAACGCGGCGGTTCTCAACATCGCCTCCGGCTCGCACTCGGCGCTTCAGGTCTATCAGGGCGGTGCGGTCTACGACATCACCCCGTTTGGCCCGCCGACGCTTCTGAGCGCCAATCCCCTGACCGTGACGAGCGGCTCTGCGGTGGTGACGGTGGCGCACACGGCGCATGGGCTGGCAACCGGTAACAGCGTCATCTTCGCCGGCGCGATCGCGGTTGGAGGCATCACGCCGAACGGCACCTTCACCATCACGGTGGTGGACGCCAATTCCTACACCTACACCTTCACGTCGAACGCGACCTCACCGGCGACGGGCGGCGGATCGGGCGTCATCGTCACCCCGCAAGTGGCCCTGCCTGCGGGCAATGTGGACGGCACTGGCGGCGCTGGCTACGGAACGGGGACCTACTCCACCGGCACCTACTCCAGCCCGTCCACGGTCGATTACTTCCCCCGCACGTGGTCGATGAGCGCTTGGGGCCAGAACCTGATCGCCAACCCGAGGAACGGGGCGATCTACACATGGACCAACAACACGGCCTCGCGGGCGGCGGTGGTCGCCAATGCCCCGGTTCAGGTCACATACGCCCTCGTCTCTCCGACCCGTCAGGTGTTCGCCCTGGGATGCAACCAAGAGGCGGCGCCCTACACCTTCGACCCGCTGGTGATCCGTCATTCGTCGATCGGCAACAACACCGAGTGGAACACGGCGGCGGCGACGACGGCGCGGGAATATCGCCTCCCCGGTGGGGGCCGCATCGTCTGCGGGGCCGTGATCGGGCAGAACCTGCTCGTCTGGACGACCGGCGGGCTCTACGTCGGCACCTTCATCGGCTCCCTCGTCCAGCCTTGGCGCTTTGACCTGGTGGGTGAGGAGTGCGGCATCATCGGGCCGAACGCCTTTACCGTGGTCGGGCAACGGGCGTTCTGGGTGGGCCCCAACCTTCAGTTCTATGCCTACACCCTCGGGGGCCAAGCCCAGATTGTGCCCTGCCCAATCCGCTCGGCCTTTGCCGACAATATGGCCCCAGCGCAGACCGACAAGATCACGGTGGGGTCAACGGCCTTCTTCGACGAGATCCGCATCGACTATCCCGACGCTCGGGACGGGGTGGAGAACTCGCGCTATCTGGCGGCCTACATTCCGGCCTTGCTCGAAAGCCCGGACAACGCCTGGTATCGCGGCATCATGGCCCGCACGGCCTACACAGACGCCCCACCAAGCCCCAACAGCTTCCCGATGGCGGTTGATACCTCGGGACGCCTCTACTGGCATGAGAAGGGCCGCACGGCCAACGGCGGGGCCTTGTCCTGGTTCATCGAGACGGCGGACAACTACCTCGACCCCAACGTGACGATGCAAGTGCGCGCCATCTGGCCCGATTTCAAGAACCAGGTGGGGGCCATCGACGTATCGGTCATCACCCGGTTCACGCCGCAAGGCACGGAGACAACGACCTCTGGCCAGACCATCAGCGTAGGCACAGACAAGTCCGACGTGAGGGCCTCCGGCCGGCTGGCCAAGCTGCGGTTCTCAGGATCGGCAAGCCCGACCTTTGCCCGCCTTGGCAATCCGACCGTTGATGTGGTCCCGGCGGGGCAGCGTTGATCTCAGAATGGGTGCGCGTTCGCCGCTGGCTCCTGCCGGCGATGGTGGACACGACGGAGGCGGAGGTTGTTGCCGAGCTGCTGGCCGGGCGGGCAACGCTCTGGCCGGGTGAGCGGGCGGCGTTTGTCACCACACTGATTACCGATCCGCCGCGGATGCATGTCTGGCTCGGTGGCGGGGATGGGTCCGAGATGCTGGCGATGATTGCCGGAATGTCGGCCTGGGGACGGGCGCAGGGCGCTCAATGGGCCACGGTCAACGGTCGGAAGGGCTGGAAACGGTCCCTCCGCGCACACGGTTTTGAGCCCCGAAATGGGGAACTCTGGAAGGCGCTGACATGAGCAAGAAGACCAAGACCACCAGCCAATCGACCCAGACCACGACGCCCATCAATCCCACGTGGGTGACGAAGGGTCTGGAGGATGTCGGCGGCAGTCTTTCGACCCTGCTGGGGCGCAATCCCCTCGACTTCGTGGCGGGTCCGTCGGCGCTCCAGAATAAGGCGTGGGGCGATGCGGGCAACCTGAAGCTGTCGGACGACTACGGCACGGCGCGGGGCATCTTCAACGACGTGGCGGGCGCCGGGGCGAACACCTACGACGCCACCGGCTATGACGCTTCGGGCTACGACGCCACGGACGCCACGTCGCAGGGCTACGACAACGTAGACTGGACCGGGCAGGGCTACGACGCCGTGACCGGCAAGGCGACCAACTACGACGCCATCAAGGCCGGGCAGGCGCAGGGCTACGACGCTCAGAACGCCATAGCGTCAAACTACGCCGCTTCGTCCCTGCTGGAAGGGCTCGACAAGTACATGAGCCCCTACACCGGGCAAGTGGTGGACGCGGCACTTCAGGACTACGACTACGGCGCAGGCCAGACGCGGGCGAACCAGGCGCTGGACGAGGCCCGCAGCGGGGCCTTTGGCGGCTCGGGTGCGGCCATTGGCCGGTCAATGACCGAAGGCGAACTTGCTCGCGGTCGCGGCTCCCTGTCGGCAAACCTCCGCGATCAGGGCTTCACACGCGGCGCGGGCCTGTCGGCGCAGGACGCGGGCTTCCGCAACGACGCGGCGCGGTTCAATGCCGACGCCAATACCCGCGTCAGCATGTCGAACGCCGACGCAGCCAACGCGGCTGCGGCCTTCGGAGCCAATGCCCGCAACACCTTCTCGCTGGCCGATGCGGATGCGGCCAATCGCGCCGCTGCGTTTAATGCAGATGCGGCGAACCGCTTCGGCCTGGCCAACATGGACGCCACCAACTCGGCCTCCGCCTTCGGCGCCAATGCGCGGAACACCTCGGCGGCGGCCAACGCTGCGGCGCGGAACTCCGCTCTGGCCTTTGGGGCCGACGCCGGAAACCGCGCCACCCTCGCCAACACCGCTGCTCGCAACGACGCTGCGCGGTTCGGGGCTGACGCCCGTAACACCGCGGCAGCCTTCGGGGCCGACGCCAGAAACACGGCGGGCCGCTACAACGCCGGGGCGGCAGACGCAGCCCTCGACCGGAAGCTCAACGCGGGCAACTCCCTCACCAACCTCGGATCCACGATGGGCGCAGACAGCCGGGCCAACATCGCCCTGTTGAACGCCCTCGGCGGGGATCAACGGGCTGTCGATGCGGCCTTGAAGGGCGCTCCGCTCGACGTGCTGGAGCGGATTGCCAAGATGTATGGCGGCCTGCCCCTGAACCTCCTGACAGGCCAAACCTCGACGGGGACGGGCTCAGGGACGTCGAAGGAATGGGACCCGGTGGGAACTGCGGGCAAGGTCATAAACGCCGCCGGCACTGTCGCGAGCGCCTTTTCCGACCGGCGCCTCAAGACCGACATCGAGCGCATTGGCGAGCGCGAGGACGGCCTCGGGGTCTACCTGTTCCGCTACCTCTGGTCGCCGGCTCGCTTCATCGGCGTGATGGCGCAAGAGGTCCTGAAGGTGAAGCCGGAAGCCGTCATCCACACACCGAGCGGCTTCATGGCCGTCGATTACGGAGCCCTCTGACATGCCCCTATTTGGCAAGCGCAATGGGGACATGAGCCCCGAGGAACAAGAAGCCGCCCGCCAGCGTCGGCGCGAACTCATGCAGACCATCGGCGCGACCATGTCGGACGTTGGGTCCAGCCTCGGCGGGGGTCAAGGCTCGCAACTTGCGGCGCTTCAGGCGCAGCGGCAGCGGATGGAGATGCAGCAGCGGCAACAGCAGCAGCAGCGGCAGGCCTACGCCGGCCTGCTCGGCTCCTACCGCGGCCCGGACATGGAGACGGCAGGCGTCAATGACCTGATCGGCGGGGCAAACGAGACCGGCGCCCGAATGGGCATGGCTCCCATGCAGCGCCAAGAGCCCCGCTATCAGCAGGGGTTCGACATGGGCGACCCCAACACGCAATCCGCGATGGCCAACTTCCTCGCCATGGGTGGAAGCCCGGCAGACATGAAGGCCATTCAAGAGATGGGCCGGGGACCGAAGCCGTCCTACTTCAACACCCGCTCCGGCGTGGTGGCTGTAGATCCCGAGACCGGCGAGGCGAACGAGGTCTATTCCGACCCCTACGCCGGAGCCTTGGCGCAACGGCAGATCGACGCCCAAGGCGCCCTTGCCGAGCAACGCCGGGCAGGGGGTCGGGCCGCAATGATCCGCGCCACGAAGCCGCCGGCCCCGCGTGGCCCTGCCCCTGGTGGAAGCTCCGGCCTGCCGGCCGGCTATGTGGTGAGGTAACAAATGGCTGGACCCGTCTACTACGAAGGCCAGCGGGCCAAAAACCCGAGCGATCCGAACGCGCCGGTGCTGATCTATCGGAGCGGAAAATGGGTGCCTGAAAGCGCGGCTCAGAACCCGTTTGCGGCGGCTCAAGGCTCTCAGAAATACGCCGACGCTATGGCGACCGCTCGCGCAAAGGCTGACCTGAGCAAGCTGGAAGCCGCGACCTCGGCGGCGGGACAGTCGGGCACAATCAATGCCAACGCGGACCAGGTGCAGCAGCTTCTGCGGAAAACCGGAACCGGCCCCGGCGCCATGATTGCCAAGCCTTTCAACGCCGACTTGCAATCGCTGGATCGTCTCGGCCAGGCGGGCGTGTTTGGCGACCTCGACAAGCTGAAAGGGCCGATGTCTGACAAGGACATTGCCTTCCTTCGGTCGCAGCAAGTTTCGTCGACCAACTGGGGTAAGGAGAATGGGCGGATTGTGGACCTCATGCGGTGGTCGGCAACCCGGTCGCAGGAATATGAGGCCGGTCTAAACGCTTGGACAAATCGTCTGGGCTCTCCCTCGGCTCGGAACGCTCAAGGCCTTTCCTACGACGGATGGTGGGCCAAGTGGTCGCAGCAGAACCTTCCTCGCCCTGACATTGCAGGCGGCCAGAAGAAGGCTCCCCCGATAGCCCCCCCGCCGGGCGGCAACACCGGCTGGGGCAAGGCCAGCGTCACCGATTAAGAGGAGGGGCCATTGCCCACCTACAGCATCAAGGCGCCAGACGGGCGGACCTACAGCATCCAAGGCCCGGCAGGGGCTACAGATGCACAGGTGCGGGCCGAGGTTCTGCGGCAGAACCCCGCAGCAGGCAAGGCCCCGGCCCAAAAGGGCGACGGCGGCTTTGTCGATCGCTACTGGAAAACAGCGGGCGAGATGCTCCCCTCCATGCTCCCCGGCCCGCTTGGTGTGGTGGGCAAGGCTGTGCAGGCGGCGTTCCCTCAACAGACGCAGGGCTTCGTGCAGCGAGCGGTGCAGGCCCCGACCTTCGGCCTGTCGGATGAACTCGTCTCGGCGGTCCCGGCAGTTGCGGCGGCGGTTCGCGGCCAGAGCCCCCGGCAGGCGTTCAATGCCGCTCAACAGAAGCAGCGGACCAGCCGGGACGAGTTTGCCCGCACCAACCCCAAGGCGGCCCTGGGGGCGGATGTTACCGGCGGGGTTATGAGTGCGGTGCTGCCCATTGGGGCGGGCGGCACGGCTGCGACCCTCGGCGGCGCGGCGTTGCGGGCTGCTGGGGCTGGTGGCGCTCAAGGCGCCCTGTCGGGCTTTGGCATGGCGGAAGATGGCAACCGCATGAGCGGCGCCGCAACGGGCGCAGTCACGGGTGCCGCGCTCGGTGCGGCTCTGCCCTACGCGGCGGCAATAGGCGGCAACGCCGTGCAGCGCGTTGCTCCTGCCGTCCAAAGCCTTATGCGGCGCGGTGGGCCGATGGTGGAGGGCGCGGGCCTGTCAACGCCGGAGCAGATCGCCCTGCGCCACATCTCCCGGAACCTTCAGACCTCGGGCATGTCGCTGGATGATCTGCGAAATGCCCCGGATAGCATCACGGCGGCGGAAGCTCTCGGCCGCACCGGACAGCGCCAGCTTGGCGCTCTTGCTCGCATGGAAGGGCAGACCGGCGACCAACTGGCCGCCAAGATTGCAGAGCGCCGCGCTGGCCGGCCGGATCTGCTGAAGGAAGAGTTTGCGCGGGCAACCGGGGTTGCGCCGGATGACGCCATGGGCGCTATTCAGTCCGTCGTGGCAAAGGGCCGGGCAGAGGCGGCTCCGCTTTACGATGCCGCTTACCAGGCCGGGCCGTTTGACAGCCCCGTCCTCAATGGCCTGATGGGAAGGCCTAGCCTCAAGCGGGCCATGACCAAGGCCTACAGGCTTGCGGCGGAAGAAGGGGAGAACCCTGAAGCGCTCGGCTTGGTCAATATGGACAACATGGACCAATGGGCGGTCACCAATCCGGCGGACTTTGGTGGGGCGCAAACGGCCGTGCAAAAGGCAGTTCGCGGCCCGTCTCGTGCGCCAAGTCAAGGCCCGTCTCTGGTCAAGTTCCTGGCTGACAATGGCGGCATCAATGACGTTGGCGGCGACCTGGCGGCGATGGATGCCGGCTCGTGGCACAAGGGCAAGGCGTATCAGCGGCCTGTTATCGGCAAGATGAGCGCCGACGATGCGGCATTGAAGGCGTGGCAGGCTGGCTATTTCCCCGGCCGGCAGGACCGGCCCGAGATCAATGATCTGCTCGACGCTGTGTCGCGGGAATTGCGCGGCCAGCCGATATACGCCAGGGCGGCCGATCAGGGCGCTGCGGATCGGTTTGCGGCGCGTAATGCGGCGGACGAGGCGGCTTACTACGGCTACACGGGCGAAGATGTCCCCATGGAGTCAGATTACGGCCTGCGCCCTGAGCCTGTCGGCGAGCCCGTCTTCACAAGCCTGCCAACCGCGAAGACCTGGGACTATGTGAAGCGCGGGCTGGACGAGGTGCTGGATGGCTATCGAGACGCCACGACCGGACGCCTGCCCAACACCAATGAAGTGCGAGCGGTTCAGAACACCCTGAAGGATCTGCGCTCGGAACTGATTTCCGCGAGCCCGACCTATGGGCAGGCGCTGAATGTGTCCAGTGACTATCTCGGCGCTCAAGATGCTTTCTATCGCAGTCAGAAGCAGTTCCTAAACCCGAACGTGACGGAGCAGCAGTTCGCCAAGAATATCGGCGCCCTGAGCGGTGCGGAGAAGTCTGCGTTCAAGGCGGGCATTGCCAACCAGATGTTCGACAGCGCCCAAAACGGCAAGCTAGACCCGCGCATGTTCAAGGCCCCTCGGGTGCAAGAAAAAATGCGCCTGATCTTCGGGGATCGGGATGCACAGTCCCTGATCTCAACCCTGGAGCGCGAAGCGCAGAAGGCGGCTTTTGAGAACCGTTACGGCCCGGCGGCGGGGTCGATCACGGCGGACATGGTGGCCGGCGGTGAGGAACTGGCGCAAAGCGTGGGCGGTGGACCGCTTAACCTGGGCCGCATGGTCATGAACCCCGTCCAGAGCGTGAAGGCTGGCGGCGAGGCGCTAATCAACCGCGCCTATTCGGCTGCTACGCAACCCGGCCAAGCTGCGGCGCGGGACGCCATCGGCCAGAACTACCTGATGAGCCCGCAGGCGTTGGCCGATTACCTCCAGGCCAACCCGATCAACATGCCCCCGCCCATCTTCCCCGGACTGCGGGCGCCCAACCCGTTCAATTCCCGAGTAGCCCCGCCCATCGCATCGCCAAAAACCAGACGATAGCGCCAATCCCGGCGACTATTGCCGTCGCGGTGTCGTTGCCCGACCGCAACGGATTGGGGTCATCCCACCTCGGCAGACCGTGCGGCTTTGGCGGCTCTGGCTCGGCAACGACCATCTCCGGCGGCGGCTCGCGCGTCGGGTCCTGAACCCGCTCCCATTTGAGGTGAACAACCTCGGGCTCGTTCTCATCCATCCCCCTACCTACCACGGAGCCCGCCATGCCGGAAACCCCGCCGCGTCGGCGCGCGCGTGTCGTGAACCAGCCGGAGGGCAAGACCCACGACGAGATCTATGAACTCGTCGAGAAGGCCAGCCGGCAGTCAGAGCAGGCGTTTCAGGCGACCAGCCAGATAGAGCAGATGCTGAAGCATCTGACGGACGCCATCGGCTCCGAGCGTCAGGACGAATACGGGCAGCCCGTAGGGACCGGGATAGTCGGCCGGCTGATGCGGCTGGAGCGAGACGTGCAGCGCCGGTTCGCCACGTGGGACGGGTGGGCGAAGACGGCGACCGGGGCGGCGATGGCGGCGACGGTTCTGGGCGGCGTCCTGTGGTGGCTCCTGCATGACAAGCTGGAGGCCATCCTGAAATGATGAAGTTCGTCCGCGACCTGTTCACCGGGCTGGACGGGAAGACCTGGGCCATTGGCCGCATCTACTCCCTGCCGATGCTGGTCAGCGGCCTGGCCCTGCCCATTGCCGCTCTCGTCAACGGCCAGCCCCTCGACTTCGCAGCCCTCGGCCTGATGTACGGCGGGCTCGGCGGCGGGGTCATGGCGATGGTCTGGGGCACCAATCCAACCGAACCCCCAAAGGAGCCGCCCCATGAGTGACACCCCCCTCTGGCATGGTGTGGCCAAGGCGCAAATCGGCGTCAAGGAACTCCCCGGGCCGAAGTCAAACCCCACGATCCTGACATGGGCCGGCAAGGTCGGGCGCAAGCTGGGCATCGCCTACACCGATGACGCGGTGCCGTGGTGCGGCCTGTTCGTGGCCTACTGCATGGCAGCCGCTGGCCAGACCCCGCCCGACATCTCGGTAAGGGCGAGCGCCTGGGCAACCTGGGGCCTGCCGGTCGAGCCGACCCTCGGCGCGGTGCTGGTGTTCGAGCGGCCTGGTGGAGGCCATGTCGGCTTCTACGCCGGGGAGACGGCTACGGCCTATCGCGTCCTCGGTGGCAACCAGGGCGATGCGGTCAACTATGCCTGGATCGCCAAGCATCGGTGCGTTGCCGTGCGCTGGCCTCCGAACGCGAACCTTCCGCCGAAGACCATCCGCGTCGTCGGCTTTCCCGATCCCAAGAACATCAGCACCAACGAGGCTTGAATGTGGTGGTTGTCCCCCCGCGTCTGGCTGGCCGGGGGCATGGCCCTCCTGCTGGCTCTGACGGCTATCCAGACCGTGCGCGTCGAGCGCCTGAAGCACGACCTGATCCATGCCCGGAAAACGGCCACTGAGGCCCGTTTAGAGGTCGGGCGCTACAAAGCCGCCGCCGACCTCTGCAAGGCCGCCCTGGGCCGCCAGAATGACGCGATGGACGCCCTGAAGCGGGCCGGGGCTCAGAAGCTGGCGCAAGCCGACAAGGCCGCCGCCGACGCTCGAATTGTAGCGGCATCCGCCCGACGCCAGGCCGACGCCCTGCTGAACGCTCGCCTGAAGGGCAAGACCGTCTGCGAGCGGGCCGAGGATGTGCGGCGCCAGTTCGGTGAGGTGGTGCCGTGAGGCTGTTGCTTCTGCCCTGCCTGCTGCTCGCCGGCTGCGGTCACAACCCGGCCCCGCCCATCGAGATCAAGGTCCCGGTCCCGGTCCCGTGCGTCTCGGCCGATTTTCCCAAGCCCCCGACCTATTCCGACACCCGCGAGGCCCTGCGCCAAGCCCCCGACCAAGCCGAGTTTACCCGGCTGCTGGCGGCTGGCTGGCCGCTTCGCGATGCCCGTTTGAAGGCCCTAGAGGCCGCTTTGGAGCCCTGCCGGAAGACCCCCTGAAACAGAACCAGGAGGCCACATGGCCATCCCTTCGATTACACGCGAAGCCGCTGAAGACCTGATCTCAGCGCTCGAAGACATCATGGGCGAGGGGCATCCTTACCCCGGCGTCGCAGGCGACCACGTCAACCCCGGCGTGGTGCATGTCTACGCCGAACGCATGGGCATCCCCGCGATGACCATCCGCTCCCGGCTGAAGCGTATGAAGGAACTCTACGGCATCGAGCCGCGGCAAGAGGCTTATCGCCCCGCCAAGTCACGACCCATCTTCACGGTTGACAGCCTGCCAGACGACGGCGAGCCCGAAGCGGCGGACCTCATCGCCAAGCTGGCCGAGCAACACCGCAAGCGCAGCGAACACCACCACGCCGCCAAGCTGCGACAGGTGCGGGTTCACATGGATGGACCGATTGCCATTGCAGGGTTCGGGGATCCGCACATCGACGACCCCGGCTGTGCCTGGGGCGACCTCGAACGCGACGTTCGCATCTGCCGCGACACGCCGGGCATCATGGCCGTCAACATCGGGGACAGCACAAACAACTGGGTGGGTCGCCTCATGCGGCTGTATGCCGATCAGGAAGTGACCTCAAAGCAGGCGCTCAAGCTGATCGAATGGCTCATGACGGCCTTACCCTGGCTTCTCGACAAAGAGGGCAATCACGACCTCTGGAACACGGAGAAGGGCGACCCTGCCGAGGTCATCCACCGGCTCATGAAGCTGCCCGGCATCCGGGAAATGGGCTCATCCCGGTTGCGCCTCGCCCTGCCCTCCGGGGCCGAAGTGTTCATGCACGTGCGGCATGACTTCCCCGGCGGATCGCAGTTCAACCCGGCCCATGCCCTCGTCCGGGAGACCCTGTTCGGCTTCCGGGATCACATTCTGATGTGCGGGCATCGGCACTCGTCGGGCTACATTCCCGTTTTCCACAACGACCCGCGCCGGCTCTGCCATGGCTTCCGCCTCGGGACGTATAAGGACTTCGATCACTACGCTGCCGAGAAGGGCTTTCAGGATACGAACTGGGCTCGCAGCATGGGCGCCGTCATCAACCCGGACCACGCCGACGACCCGACGCGGTTCATCAAGCCATTCTTCAACCTGGAGGAGATGGCCGAGTATCTGACCTGGCGGCGGGGCAAGTGGGAAGTGGGCAAGTCGGCAGCGTAGCGCAGCACTACAACCACGCTGCCGACCCCAAAAAGTAACCCCCCGCACAAGGGCGAGGGGCCGGACTGATTTGCTGATCGGTGTCCGC